GTCCCGAGAAGCCTAAACCCGCCACCCTAAACCTTGGGAACCGGCTTAAACAGGAACATCCGACGCTGATGCCAGCCCTGAACGCGACCGAACTGGCCGCCCACCTCAATCTGAGCAAGGGACGGATCAGCCAGCTGGTGAGCGAGGGGCGGCTGGATGGGTGCTACACGGGCGACGGCCGGATGCGGCGCTACGACCCCGTCCTGGTGGCCCAGAAGCTGAAGGGAACGATGGATCCCGGCCAAGGGCTCGGCAATGGGGCCTCGACCCGCCAGGCGATCGACGGAATCCTGTCGGGACAGTCGACCGATGCCCCCGCGGGCAAGCCGGCGCCCCGGGCATCTGACGGAGCATTGTCCGACGACGATAACGATGCCTACCGGATGGCCCGGCAGGCAAAGCTCAACGAGGAAGTCCGCCAGCTTCGGCGCCGGAACGAGCTCGAGGCCGGGACGATGGTCCTGGCAAGCGAGGTCGAGCGGCAGGTCGGCAAGGTTCTGCGCCAGGAGATCGCCCAGGTCGAGGAAGCGCTTCGCAACGGGGCGCGGGCCGTCGCCGATCGGCTGGGCGTCGACTTCCGCGCCGTGCGCCAGATCCTTCTCGATGTCTGGCGGGAGTCGCGGAAGGGACGCAGCGACGCACTGTCCGAGCAGGCGGACACCGCCAAGCTGACCGAGGCCGAAAAGGACGCCGACATCTGATGGGCATGCTGGCACCGGCAGAGGCGGTCGTCTTCCGCGCCGCCGCCCGTGTCATGCTGCCCCCGCCGCCGCCGGACATCACTGCCTGGTGCGAGGCCAACATCGTCTTCGACGACCGCTCGCCGATGCCGGGGCCTTTCCGGATCGAGCGGTTTCCGTTCCTGAAGGAGGTTCACGAGGTCCTGTCGCCGGAGCATCCGGCCCGGGAGGTCACGGTCTGCGGCTCGGCCCAGTGGGGCAAGACGGTTTCGATCATCCAGCCGACGTTGGGTGCCTGGTTCGCCTACGCTGCCCTCGATGCCTTGGTCGTGCACCCGACCCAGACGGCGGCGAAGGAATGGGTGATGAACAAGTGGCAGCCCATGCGGCGCGCCACGCCCGCCTTGCGCGAGATCTTCGGCGAGGGTCGGGGTGACAACGTCGATGCCATGTTCAACATGGAGACGGTCGAGCGGAATGGCAGCCTGAAGGTGGCCTCGGCGGGTTCGCCGGCCGACCTGACCGGCACCACTCGCCGCCTGGTGATCGGCGACGACATTTCGAAGTGGGAGATGACGGACAAGGGCGACCCGGAAGCCCTGATGATCAGCCGTGCCGAGGCCTTCGAGGATGCCAAGATCCTGCGCATCTCGACGCCCCTCATAAAGGGCACCTGCCGGGTGACCCGGGCGTTCGAGCGGAGCGACCAGCGGTACTTCCACGTGCCGTGCCCGCATTGCGGCCACTTTGCCCCGCTGACCTGGGAGAACTTCCGGAAGAACATCGATCCGGAAAGGCTGCATGCGGCGCACTTCACCTGCGACGCCTGCGGATGCGTGATTGGACATGCCGACAAGGAACGGATCGTTCGACAGGGCAAATGGGTTCCGTCGAATCCGCGAGGCGACCATCCCGGCTTCCATCTATGGCGCGCCTATGTGCCCCAGCGGGATTGGGCCTCGATCGCGGTAAGCTACGCCCAGGTGATGGGCTGGAACACCCTGAGCCTGACAGGCGAGACGGCCGAGGCGCTGAAGAAGCAGGTCGAGGCGGAAACCGAGCAGGTATTCTGGAACGACGTTCTGGGCCTGCCCTACGAGCAGGCAAGCAAGGGGCCGGACTGGGAGGCGCTGCGCGACCGCGCGGAACATGCACCGGAGGCCGACACGCTGCCGCAGGGCATCCTGCCGTCGACGGGGTTCATCTTAACCGCAGGTGCGGACTGCCAGGCCGACCGCATCGAGGTCCAGATGGTGGCTTTCACCCGCAATCTGCAGCGCCGGGTGATCGGCTACATCACGATCCCGCATTACATCGGGGACAAGGAAGGCCGCGAAGCGCTGGATGCGCTGCTGAAGCAGACCTGGCGGACCGAACGGGGGATGCGGTTCCAGCTCGACATGCTGGCGATCGACGGCAGCGCCTTCACCGAGGACGTGAAGCTCTTCGTCAAGCGGCACCCGCATCACCGGGTGATCATGGTGAAGGGGTCGTCGAGCTCGAACGGGCCGATGCTGGTGCCGATGAAGCGGCGGCGGGCCGACGGCAAGGTGCTGGGCGACGACAAGCATGCCTTCGTCGTGAACGTCAGCCAGATGAAGGCTGACTTCTACGCCTGGCTGGCGAAGCAGGATCCGCTGGAGCGCGGGTTCATCGGCTTTGCCCGCGCGATGGGCGACGAATACTACCGGCAGCTCACCGCCGAGGTCCGGGTTTTGAAGCGCGCCACCAGCGGCGTGATGGTCAGCTCCTGGCAACTGGCCGAGGCCGGGCGCCGGAACGAAGCGCTGGACACGATGAACTACGCCGAGGCAGCGGCCCGCCGGAAGGCCTGGCTGTCGATGACCGACCTGCAGTGGGAAAAGCTGACCGACGAGCGCAGCGGAGCGCCGACCGAGGGCCAAGGCGATCTCTTCGATGTGGCGGTGCCCGTGGTGGCGCCTGTCGAACCATCGGCGACCGCAAAGGCAACACAACCGACGCCGAGACGGCCAGACGGCGGATTTCTCGGCATTCAACCCGGAAAGAAGTGGTTCTGATGGCATTCACCAACACAGAGCTCGACGCCCTCAAGGCGGCCTACGCGACCGGCGTCGTGGAGGTCGAGTATGATGGCAAGAAGACACGGTACGACAGCGGAGCGGCTATTCTGCGCCGAATTCGCGTGATCGAGGCCGAAATCGCCGCAGCTGCCGGCGCGCCGCGCAACATGTCGACCTACGCGACCTTCAACAGGGGCTGAGAATGACCGACAGCAGCCGCCCTCCGCTGGTTGACCGCCTTTTGGGTGCAATCGCACCTTCCATGGCAGTGCGGCGGGTGGCGGATCGCATGACGCTGCGGCGGCTCCAGGCGCTGGAACGCGACTATGACGGGGCGTCGCAGGGTCGCCTAACCTCTAACTGGCGGGCAAAGAACAGCAGCGCAAATGCCCTTATCGAGGTCGCCGCGCCCATTCTGCGCTCCAGATCCCGCGATCTCGTCCGCAACAACCCGATCGCCGCAAACGGGGTGCAGGTTCTGGTGTCCAATCTGGTCGGAACGGGCATCCGACCCCGTGCGAAGACCGGAAACGATGAATTGAATACCCGCATTGATGCCCTTTGGGCAGAGTTCGCGGCAAACTGCGATTTCCACGGACACACGGACTTCCACGGCCTGACGGCGCTCGCGGTTCGCGAGATGATCGAAGGTGGCGACAGCCTGACGCTGCAGCGCATGGGGCCGAGGCGCGCCGGGTCGAAGGTTCCGCTGAAGATCGAGGTCAAGGAAGCCGACCACCTTGACGATTCCAAGGTCGAGTCGACCTCGATGAACGGCCGGCGCATTTCTCAGGGAATCGAGTACGACAGAGATGGTCGGAGGGTAGCATACTGGCTTTACCCGGATCATCCGGGCGACGTGAGCCGTGACCTGCGCAACAGCTTCACCTCCGAGCGAACACCGGCTGACGCGGTCATCCACCTTTTCGAGCGGCAGCGCACCCAGGATCGTGGCGTTCCGTGGCTGGCACCGGTCATGCAGTCAGCGCGGGATATGGACGACTGGCAGCGCGCGGAGCTGGTTCGCAAGAAGACCGAGGCCTGTCTGGTGGGCATCGTGCTGAGCGATTCCGAGGACAGCACGCCCTTGGGGACGAAGGTGAAGCTTGCCGACGGAACGGACGCGCAAGAGTTCGGGCCCGGCATGATCGGCTATGCAAACGGCGCGACGGACGTGAAGTTCACCCAGCCGGCCGGGGTCGGCGGCGTCTACGAATGGCATCGGGTGCACCTGCACATCATGGCCTCAGGCCTCCGCATGCCCTACAGCTTGCTGACCGGAGACCTGAGCCAGGCCAATTTCGCCTCATCGCGGGTCGGGTTGAACGAGTTCCGTCGCTTTGTCGAGATGACGCAGTGGAACCTGATCATTCCCAAGTTTTGCCAGCCAATTTGGGAATGGTTTGTCACCGCCGCCTACCTGAGCGGAGCGATCGACGTGCAGTCCGTTCCGGTCGAATGGGCGCCACCGCGCTTCGAGAGCGTCAACCCGAAACAGGATGCCGAGGCTGACCTGGTCGAGGTGCGGGCCGGATTCGCCTCGACGCCGCAGATGATCGCAAAGCGGGGTTATGACCCTGCGGAGATTATCCGCGAGCAAGAGACGTATCTGGCCAAGATCGCGGCCGCGAAGATCGTCGTGGACAGCGACCCCAGCAAGGTTTCGCAGGCCGGACTGATGCAATCCGCTGCGCCGGACGGCGCGCAAGCCAACCAAGGATAGCGACATGGCAAAAGACATCATCGACCTGCCCCTTCAGGGGCGGGCAGCCTCTGTGCGGCCGGAATCGGTCAATGTTGAGAGCCGCACCTTCGAATGTCTGTTCAGCACCGGTGCAGCTGTGCGGCGCTGGAGCTGGTCGGACGGCGAAATCGAGGAAAGCCTGGACGTCTCACCTGAAGCGATGGACATGACCCGCCTCTTGGCGGGTGCCCCCTTCCTGAACTCGCACAGTTCCTATGATCTCGCTGACATCATCGGCGTGGTCGAGAGCTGCCGGATCGAAGGTGGCAACGCCTATGCCACGATCCGGATGAGCGAGCGCGAAGATGTTGCCCCGATCTGGCAGGACATCCAGAGCGGTATCATCCGCAACGTCAGTGTCGGATATTCGGTCCAGAAATACATGGTCGAGCGCGAAGAGGGGAAGCTGCCCCACTACCGCGCCGTCGCATGGACCCCAATGGAAATCTCGGCCGTCGCCATCCCGGCGGATGCCGGAGCGCAGATCCGGAGCGACAAGCCCGGCGCTGCATCACAGCCCTGCGCAGTGGAAACCCGCGCAGACCCTGCCGCACCCGCGGCCCAACGTACGGAGAAGCACATGCAACCGGAAAACACCCCGGCGTCGGGCGCGCAACCTGCTGCCCCCGCCATCACCCCTGCCGTCACCGCCGGTGATGACACCGCCCTGACCGCTGAGCGTCAGCGGACTGCGGCCATCCTGTCGCTGTACCAGCGCCACGGCATGGCAGACGCGGCCCCCAAGGCCATCGAAGACGGCTTGTCCCTTGAACAGGCCCGCGCCGCTGTTCTCGACACTCTCGCGGCCCGAACCGCCCCGGCGGGTGGGCGCAGCGAGCCCACGCTGACCGGTCGTCT